ACTGACATAAAGATGTGTGACGATGGTACTGTAAAATGGCGCTCAAAGAAACCAAAGATGTCACTTCCCGCGAAACACCCGAAGCCATGGAAAAACGCATGTTTGAAGCCAAGCTCACTGCTATGGAAAAGGCTATGAAAGGTGAAAAGGTTCGTTACAAGTCCAATCGAGACCCTGAGAGATTCTTGGATTTCTTGGAGTATCGATTGAAGATTTGGGAACAACTCAAGGATGAGAAGTTCTATGCGAAGCGAATGTATGAAAAGACGAAGGAAGTTATCGAGGGGTTCACTTAACAACTATATGGATTATCAATCCACTTGCCTTCAATCAAGTCATATACTCTCGTTGAATTATTTCTAATAAACCATACATGTTGGTTAGTACCAAACGACATCAAAATCAACGCGTGTTTATCTGGGGGGCTAAATTCGGCAATTATTTCGTCTTTTGTACGACCATTTTCCATCATGGTTATATATTTTCTTAGCATAAGCTTACCGTCTGATATAAAAAGAAGTCCATCGTACGTTTTAATTGGTACGTAACCTTCGAAAACCCTACGTCCCGTGTATTTTGCGAGTGATATAGTAGTCTTGGTTTTTCTATAATCTTTTTTATATACAGGTAGCCCATACCTTCTACCAACTATTGTTTTACCAACGGTGACATCTATTTTTATATCTCCATATTTGACAGGTTTGACTGGTTTCTTGTCTTTGCTAACATGTGTGCGATATGCCGATCTGAGAACTGTACCATTCCAACTTCTATTAGCACACTCTTGTGCTTTTCGTTTGGCATTTTTCGCTTCTTCTGCCATTCTTTTCTTTTTTAACTCCGCCGCTTTAGCGGCTTCTTTGGCTTTCTGTTGTTTGATTGCTAATGCTTTTGCACGCTCTCTCTTCAATTCTTGAATACGTTTTTTCTCGGCCTCTTCCAGTTCTTTCTTTTTCGCGAGTTTTATTGCCTCTTCCTGATCTTTACAGAATATAGTTTCCACTTTCCGTGTTTTAGGTACATCACTCGAACACCCTTTCGAAAGAGAGCGGTATTGTTCTTCATATTCGCCTTCACATTTACCTGTACCAAGCCAGTTTCCAGTTGTACAGCATAGTTCATTTTTTGTGATTTCGGGGTTTCCCGGGCAGTATCCTTTAATAGATCTAACATAACCTTGAATTCCATTCTTACACCCACCACTTTTTATCCACTCACCAAGTTCACATTGTTTTTGTTTTTCTGTCGGAGGTGGTGAAGGTGGTGAAGGTGGTGAAGGTGGTGAAGGTGGTGAAGGTGTTGGACCTGGTGAAGAAACCTCTTCCTTCCTGAACACAAACCACCATGTAGCACCCCCAGCCACTGCGAGTAAGAATATGAAAAATAACAGTAGGACTATTATCAACATACTCTTTATGTATACGATTATTTTATTTGGTATAGACAAAAGAGGTCTCACTGCAGCGTAGAGTAGTGACCAGCAATGTAATACACATCTTCAAAACCCAATTCCTCTAATTTCTCTGCCGCAAATCTGGCTCGTTGTCCAGTGTTGCAGTAGACGAGCAACCCCTTCTTTGGAAGTTCAGCGGTAGTCTTCTTGTTAATCTTATTCACTGGAATATGGAGGGCACCTCTGTAATGACCAGCTCTGTATTCCGCCATCGTACGAACATCGATGACCTTCTTTATCTTCCCTGAGCGAATCATAAGCTTGGCCTGTTTTGCATCCAAGAGGTTTTCACCTGTGAGTGTATACGCAAACGCTGCAGCACCGATGGCTATTATCACTGGGAGCATTTATTAATGGCGGCTATTATTTATTTCCAGACAGTGCATCATATACACTAAATGCTGTATACATAGTACCTGCACCTTTAAAACTTTTGGTAAAAAGATATATCAGGTATGATAAAAGTATAACGAAACCGCCCATACCCATAAATATCATTCCAGAACGTTTTGGATTATTATTTTTATCATTAGGTTTTGACATAAAGATACCACCACCGATCGAACAAAAACAACACCCCGCGATGATCGCAGCCACTAATCTCACCAACGCAATACTCTGACCAATTTGGTTGCCTGTGCCAATGAGATTCATGTTACTACTTACTCAGATTTTACTTCCTGCCCAATTCATGATTTGTGTGAGTGACCACGAACTATTGATACCCTTCGGGAGTTTAAGTTTCATCAGTGTTCTTTTGACTTTTTCATCACCTTTAGGAACTTGTGCGATATGATTCAATCTAAATCTTCGACCATTTGTATTCGTAATTCTAAGAAAGTATGGAAAGTTCTTTTCAAAGTATTTCCATTTGAGTGAAGTTCTATTTGATGGTGGAGTATATTTATGTACAAGTCCCCACACAACCTTCTTCACAAATTGAAGGCGATCTCTTGGATCTGTTGGACCAATGTGTGTTCCCAATGTATCGTGCATCATAGCAATAAAAGCTTCAATGTAGCAAAAGTGATGTTGTGACAACTCGTCATATTGTGAAATCTCAAAAGACCTTTCAAGAACTTTCTTGTTCCGAATGTTAATACTTGTGTTGTTAAGAAGTTGTTTGTAATTTTCTGTGTTCGTGGTCACAAATCCACCCGTTGGTTGGAAGGAAGATTGTTTGTTCCTTATTGTGTAGGCATTTCCATAGACACTACGAAGTTCATTCTTGAATTCTGTACGACCCGCACCCATCGAATTGAATAACGTGATATTCTTGTTCGCGTGATTAATTTTTGCGAGGGCGTAGTGACCGTCACCACCCGGATAGGTATGGGCAATATGAAGATACTCAGTACCTTTACGATTTTTTGTAGGTTTAGTCATATTCGATGTCCTGCGACACTTAAACTTGAAATCGTAGCCAGCTTCTTTCTTGATATCCTTCCCAATTTGTTCAAAAATACCCGGTCTCTGGAGGAGTTGCTTAGCCATTTCCGCGGCATCTTCAATAGCCATGAGATATTTCGCTGCCAGATTTGTATTCATTTTACTCTCAATGTAGTCAGATGTGTCAATTTCCGCAGTCTCACCTTTGGCTCTCAAAAGGGTGTTACGAACATTGCGGTTATTGATGAGTTTAATTGGCACAAGGTCCATCCTAACTTACATATCATTGATATTTTTAAATAGTGTCATTTGTTTTGATCGTAACGAAGAATCCTGTAGTTGATAGCGTAAACGCAGTGCATTATAAGCACTCCAATTCTGTCATTGTATTCGCGTTCCCAACTTTTCCTCTAAACCACGTATTTAATGACAAACTTACCCGCACACCATTTGAATTATCCGGTCTTTGTGGGACCGCGTGTTTAAGTGTAGATGGAAAGATAACCATACAATTTTTAAACACCTTAAGATGAGGAGTTCCAGTGAGGAGTGATATGCTTCCCAAAATATTATTATGATTAGAAAATTGAATCATATCCCTTTCATCTACATCTATGTAAAAAACACACGATAATAAACTATTTCCATGTGAATGCAATGGATGACCAAATCCATTATGAGTCACATTAATCCATGACTGTGTAATATACAATTCCATGTCTGTAGTCGGTTTGAACACATTAGTAAAGTATTGATTTATTGCACTGCTTATAATATTTTTCAAATCACCGAGTTCTGGAATATCAAGCACCCTTTTATTATGTGTAACTAAATTACCTTTACTCCAATTTATATGTGTATCTTTTTTTAGAACTTCTATAATTTTTATTTCTTCGTCGTTGAGGTCTCTTTTTAATTTACTAATACCAACTGGTGTAGGAAATAAATCTACTATATCCATTATAAATAAAAGAAAATAGATCTTTAATTACGTTACTTTCCACTCAATTGACAATTTGTTTGAATGACCACAAACTGTTGATATTCTTATATAAAGGTTACCGGTGTTTCTATAAGAGATGAATTTCATTTATGAAGTAGAAAATTTTTTGGATAAGAGGACGTGTGAAGATATCATTAAAAGATTTGAAGACGATGATCGCAAAATACGCGGCTCAACTGTAAGTGGTGTTAGTTCGGCTATTAAAGTTAGTACAGACTTGCCAATAGGTTTAGAAAACTTTAATAGTGAGTGGGGTGATGTTAATAATAAAATAATCAACTTAATTTATACAGAATTAGATAAGTATTGTAAATACATGTTTGAAAGTGGTCTTATCGCAAAAGAAACTCCGGAAACTGCACTTGGGCAGTTTATGATTGGTCTACCCCAAATACAGAAAACGGTAAAAAATGGTTATTATAGGTGGCATAACGACGGAGACACAAATAGATTAATAACTTACATATTATATTTGAATGATGTCGAAGATGGTATTGGTGGAACTACTGATTTCAAATGTGGGAAGTCTATACAACCTAGAGCTGGTAAACTTATTTTTTTTCCTGCAACATGGAATTACGTACATCGTGGTAAAAAATTAGAAAAGGGTGAAAAATATATAATGACAAGTTTTATTGTCAGTGATCCACAGTTTTAGAGTTCGTACATATCATTGATATTTTTAAACCAATCGTATGTAAATTTTGTTTGTGAAATCTGAAATTAAATTAGTTACCGAAAGCAACGCCAGCCATACCGTTCTTTACTCGTAAAATATTGTAGTTGACGGCATAAACGCGAGCAGACTTTGTACTATCCGAGGAAGTTACAGTGTTCAAAAGCAACTTGGCGTTGTCAATGCGCGAAAAGTTCAATGAACCACTTGGTTGAGACTTGTCCAAGTTGAGGCAGAATGGCCATGTGTAGACACTATCTTGAACAAGGCTGTCAACACCAAGAGCCGAGCAGTGCATTTCTGGAACAACTTCGTGGTGATAGACATTGGACATATTTTCAAAGAGAGCGGTGCCGTTGATGTACAACGAACCAGTTCCGAAAGTGTACTTAGTTTCCCAATCCGCACCATTAATGTTACCCGCAACCAAGTGAAGCGCCTTCACTGGGTGGTTAAAGTAGGTAAGATC